AATAAAATACGTTTATTATAGAGAAGTACAAGGATTTTCTGACAGGTCATTTAAAACAATTCAAGAGGTGCACAAGTACGCTAAAATGATGAATATAGAAAACTACGAAGTTAAAGAAGTAATCGAGATAACAAGATGATGACAATTAAAAACAAAGCCGAAAAATTAGTTCTATCGATGTATAGAATAGAAAATGATACTGATTATTATATGTCAATTGACAACGCTAAAAAATGTGCGTTAGTAGCAATTGATGAAATACTTGGAATGGTAGACGAAGAGAGCCTTTATTCTCAATATTGGGATGAGGTAAAAGAAGAAATTTTAAAAATGTAATATTATGACACTAAACGAAATTGAAGATAAATTTGGAATTGATTTAACAGAAAACAACAGAAATAGGTATGTTGTATATTTGAAAATTCATTATATTGAAAATGAATTAAAAAACGGAAAAATAAAATATCATATATCAAAAGAATTAAATTTAAATCACGCAACAGTAATTTATCATTTAAATTTACTTTCTAATTATAAAAAAATTAAAGAATTCAATGAAATCGGAATAGCTTTTAAAAATAAAGATATAAATCTATTCAAAGATATTGAATATAGAATGTTGAATGTTGAATATGAAAAAAATGCGCCAATATTAGGTGTTAGAAAAATAAAGAAAAAAGATGCTCCAGTTGTAAAAAAATGGAGCGTTCAAAGAATTATTAACGCTTTGAGATTCGACAATAAATCTTATCTTTGGAACAAAGAAATGAATATTTTCAATAATGAAGACTATAATATTTTAAAAGTTTTGGAAAATAAATAATTTATATATAATCGTTATAACGTCGATAATCGCCGTAATAACTTAAAAATTTAAATAAAATAATATGCCAGATATATCAATGTGCAAAGGATTTAATTGCAATATAAAAGATAATTGTTATCGATTTAAAGCCAAACCAAGTGAATTTAGGCAAACTTGGTTTTGTAAAAGTCCTAATATAGATGATTTAAATTGCGATTATTATTGGGAAATAATTAAACCAATTCATAAATTCAACAACGGAAATGGAGCCACACTGTGCCACCGATGCCGTAAGATAATAAATACAGGATTTACAAAAGAATTATATTGTTCAACTAAATGTAAAGAAAAATGCGAATAATTTTCATAACGCTATTAATAGCATCAGTAGGAATAATAATGTTTCAATTGGGTAAAAATAGCCAACAGAAGCATTTAAACAAAACAATTATACTAACTTTGCAAAATGACACTTTGCAACCATCAGAAGGTGATCTAATGAGGGTGCAATACATTAATAATAAAAAAGTATATTTGTGCATAATAGATTGATAAAATGGCTAATAAAAAGAAAATAAAACCACTTACTTTGCGTGAGTCTATTTTTGAACAGGAATATAGATTGAAACAACAAGCAAAAGAAACACTTAAAAAGATCAAAGAAAATGGCACGACCTTTCGGAACAAAGAAAATAGCAACTCCTGAAATACTTTGGCAACACTTTCTTGATTATAAAGAATGGGTAAAAAATAATCCTATTTTGGTTCAGGATTACATCGGTAAAGATGTTCAAATGATTTACCGTGAAAGACAAAGACCGTTAACAATTGAAGGATTTGAGTGTTACTGTTTTGATAATGATATAATAGGCGATTTAAGTCATTATTTTGCAAATACGCATAATAACTATACTGATTTTTTAACTATCTGTACAAGCATACGCAAGGCAGTTAGAAACAATCAAATCGAGGGTGGAATGGCTGGAATCTATAATGCAAGCATAACACAGCGTTTAAATGGACTTACTGAAAATGTGAATCAGGATATAAAAACAAATGGCGAAAGTTTAAACAATGTTTTAAAAATAGAAGTAATAAAGCCAAATGATGAAAGCGACACCAGTATTTGAAAAAAATTATAACGCTTTAAATACTAATAAATATAAATATATTATCAATTCTGGTTCATCCAGATCAAGTAAAACATTTAGTATATTACAGTTGTTTTGGGTTTTATGCTGGTCAAAAAAAAGTATTAAATGCTCCGCTTTTAGAATAACTAAAAAAGATTGTAAGGATACAATTTTACAGGATATGTTAAAATATTATCCTACTTTGCCAAATTGGGATAAAGTTATATTTAATAAATCTGAATCATATTTTACCTTCCCTAATGGATCGCAGATTTACATTGAGGGAACAGATGATGAATTGAAAGTAATGGGATACCATTCAGACTATCTTTGGTTTAATGAGTTTTATAAACTATCAAAAGAAACATTTGATCAATTAGATATGAGGTGTTCAAATACTATCTTTATGGATTATAATCCAGTAGGAACGCATTGGGCCGATAATGTTATGAAACGAGATAATGCATTTGTGATCCATTCAACATTCAAAGACAATCCATTCATACCAGTTGAGCAAAAAAAGAAAATACTATCTTATGAGCCTACTGAATACAATATTAAACAAGGCACAGCAAATGATTATAACTGGCAAGTATTTGGTTTAGGTTTAAAAGCTGAAAAACAAGGAAGGATTTATAATTGGAAGCAAATCAATTATTATGATTATTTAAACATTGAAAAACAGACTTACTATGGTTGTGATTGGGGTTTGGTTGATCCATGGGGAATTGTTGAGGTAAAATATCATGATGGTAATTTATACGTTCATGAACTTAATTATAAAAGTGAGAATGAACTCCGCAGAAACTTAACCACAACAGAACTACACCAGATTAACGCAAATCAGGATGAAGGATTAGTCAGTTGGATGTTTACAAAGTTAAACATACCAAAAGATAAAATTATTGTATGTGATTCCAATAGACCTACAAAAATAATAGCATTAAGGCGATCAGGTTGGGAATATGCTGTATCTGTTGGTGGCAAAACCAGATTATTAGACAGAATTGGAACAATGCAAGGATTAAATGTTTATTATACTTCAACATCAAAAAACATTGAATTTGAACAGGAAAATTATAGTTATCAAAAAGATAGATTCGGTGTTACATTAGAAAATCCAGAGGATGGAAATGATCACTTAATCAATGCAATTGAATATATTGCACAAAAACTGTTTGAAATGAATATTATTAAAAATATTTAGTAACTTTGTGAAAATTTTATTATGGGATTCAATCTAAATTTTTCTTTTGGTAATAATGCGCCACAAATTGTAGAGCGTGATTTGTCTGGTAATTTCTTTTATGAACTAATTAACCAAAACGCAAACGTATCAAAGTTTAAAAACGATAAAGAAAAATTAAACGTAATTTTATCAAATCCAGCAGTATTAAAAGTATTTGCATTAAATTGTGATTTATTTAGTTTAGGTAAAATTAACACACCAACAGAAACAGACTTTCTTTATACACAAAGAAAAAAACCAAACTTTAAACAGAACTGGACTCAATTCCTTTGGGATTATATGTTTTTTATGCAGTTGGGAACTGCTTACCTTTGGACTCCAAACAATCAATTAAATGAAACATCACCTATTCAATGGCTTAATCCAGCAAATATTGAATTTGATAGTAATATAGTTGATAAATTAAACAGTCTTATTTTATCTAAAATTACATATTCAGATATTGTAAAAGGTACAATTAAATACAATATTGGTAATACATCAAGAGTTATTCCTATTTCAGAAATAACACCATTCTACGATCTTACAAATTCTGTTAGTGATAACCATTTAAAAGGTGTTTCACGTATTGATGCTTTATATAAAATCATTGCCAATTCAGAAAATGCGCTTAATGCTAAAAACATTAATTTAGAGTTTAGTCAAAAATTTATTGCATCCGCTAAAAGTGAAAGCCTTGAGGGTGTTAATATGTCAAATGATGAAAAAAGAAATATTGAAAATGTAGTAAGAAGTAATAAGAGCGTTCACGCAATTAAAAAGCCTATTGATATAAAGCGATTTGTTGATGATATTGCACGTTTAAAGCTGGATGAATGTTTTTATAATGACTTCTTTATGATTGGTTCAATGTATGGTATTCCGAGAGATATCCTTGAGGCCAATTTAAAAAGCAGTACATACGAAAATCAGGAGAAGGCAACAAATAGACACGTTGAATATGTATTGAAGCCAAAAGGCCAGTTATTGACTGATTCATTAGAGGAAAAATTTAATTATACTGAATTGTTTATGACTTGGGAACATTTAGCATTCAATCAAGTATTTGAGAAGGAAAGGCAAGAGGTAATTAAATTGAAACTTGATAACAAAATTTTAGCAGATCAAAATAACATTAATCTGGATGAGTTATGATAACCAAAGAAGAAATTGAGCAACTAAAAAAAGATAAACAAAATGAAAATACCATCATTCGAAAATAAGGAACAGGAAATTGATTTTATCATTAAAAATCAAAACAAACTGATCGCATTTAAAAAGGCATCATTTAAAAAAGCCGATACATTTTCATTTGGTCCAATTGAAACAACAAAGGCAATTGTTAATAATAAACCAGTTGAAGAAGCTGAAGAAGAACTGAAAGTTAAAGTAGTAGTAAATTCAACTAATTTTTTAGACTCTCACGGTGATGTACACATAAAAGGTTTATGGAATAAGTCAATTAACGAAAACAAAAATATTGTACATTTGCAAGAACACTGCATGGAATTTGATAAGATCATTGCAGATGGTACAGATTTAAATGTATTTACTCAACAATTTACTTTTAAACAGTTAGGATTTGAATATGATGGTAAGACAGAATGTTTAATATTTGAAAGTAAAGTAAAAGAAGATCGAAACGAGTTTATGTATGAACAATACTCAAAAGGATTTGTAAAAAATCATTCTGTTGGTATGTCATATGTTAAAATGTTACTTTGCGCTAATAATCCAGCAAGCACACAGGAGTTTGAAAACTGGAATAAATATTTACCAGAAGTGGCAAATCAAGAAACAGCAATTGAAAAAGGTTATTTCTGGGCCGTACTTGAAGCAAAATTAATTGAAGGATCTGCCGTTGTTATTGGATCAAATCCAGTTACTCCGACACTTGAAAATAATATGAAAGCCGTTCACACACTTTCAGAAAATGAGCCAACAGAGAATGTTACTCAAAAAATGAATGAAAAAGAATTTAACAAACTATTAAACAAATTTTAAAATGATCACACAAGAACAATTAGACGCATTAAGCGCAAAAGTTGAAGGATACAAAGCACAGGATGTTGAAGTATCTACATTAAAAGCTGAATTAGAGGCTTTAAAAGGAAAAGAAACAATTGAGAAATCAGTATTCGAAAACCTACAAGAACAAGTTAACCAATTGAAAGAAATGAAAGTAACTGCAACTGTTAAAACAATTGTTGACGAAATCAAAGAAAACAAAGAAACTTTAAAAGCTATTGCTAAAGGTGGAAACGCTGAAGTAGTTTTGAAAGCTGACACTTTGAGAGCTTCTATTGCTACAAATCCACACGTTGCATTAGTTGATGGTATTGGTCAATTACAACGTAAAAAAAGAAGTCTTTATGAATTATTTCGTAAAATTCCTGTTGGTGCTGGTAACCATAATGGTACTATTGCTTATGTTGACTGGGATGAAGCTACTACCGTAAAAGCTGCCGCTTCTGTTGCTGAAGGTGTTGCATTTGCTGAATCAACTGCTAAATTCAAAGGTTATACTTTGGCATTGCAAAAAATCGGAGATTCGCTTCCAGTATCTGAAGAATTCTTCAATGATGAGGTTATGGCTGCTGCTGAATTAGAAGTGTTTTTGGATGCAAACGTACTTGATAAGGTTGCTTCTCAAATCGTAGTAGGTGATAACACAGGAACTAACTTGAAAGGTTTGATTACTTCTTCACCAGCTTACACGGCTGTAGCTTCTGGAATTGCTGATGCAAACATTTATGACTTGATCGCAAAAGTATCTGAAGATATTACTTCTGTAGGTGGTGCAAAATACGCTCCAGATTTCGTTGCAATGAACATTGCAGATATCAACAAATTGAAATTGAAAAAAGATAGTACTTACAATTATGTTTTCAACTTTAATGATCCACGTATTGGAGCATTGAATATCGTAGAAGATAACAACGTACCAGCTAATACACTTTATTTAGGTGATTCAAGATTTGCACGTATCTATGAAATGGGTGGTGTAGTTGTTTCTAAAGGTTACAATGGAACTGATTTCGCAGAAGACATGTTGACTTTGAAAGCACGTAAAAGATTGGCTTTCTTAATCCGTGAGGCTGACAAAACTGGATTCAGAAAAGTGGCTTCTATTTCTGCTGCATTAACTACATTGGCAACATAGTAGATGAAAAAAGTAGAGTTTATAAAAGACTTTGCAACTAAATTGAAAGGCGATGTTTGGGAGTGCGACTCCCAACTCGCTTCTCACTTGGTGAACATTGATAAAGTGGCTAAATATTACGAACCTAAAAGCAAAAAATAAATGTATTTAATTGACCAAACATATTTTATCAAAGAATTGAGCATTCCAAATCTTAACGAGATGGATTCCGATAATCTTACTGTATTAAATCAATATATTGATGAAAAATGTAGGGAATTATTACAAAATGCATTAGGATACGTTTTATTTAAGGATTTGGATAGTAAAATCACAAATGGAGTTCTGGATACATTAGCACCACAAAAGTGGCTTAATTTTGTAAACGGAGCAGAATATACCAAAGAAGGTAAATTATACAAGTGGAAAGGCTTAAGATACACCGAAGGCCTTTATAAGTCTTCATTGATGGCCAAATATACTTTTTACTCTTGGTTAAAGGATTCCATTTCTGTTGTTACTGGAACAGGCGAAAAAATGATTAATTCACAAAACGCTCAAAATGTTAATTCAAATCAAAGACTGGTAACAGTTTGGAATGATTTTGTTTCTGAATATCAGGGTACAAATACTTACTTTCCAACTGTATGGTATAAAGGAACTACAAAAGTTGTGGATTGGTTCGGAAGTGGTGAACAGTTGGGATATGTTAGTTTGATTCAGTTTTTAGCTGATCACGAAACAGACTATCCAGATGCAAACATGACCTTATTTAGAAATCAAAATCAGTTTGGGTTATGATAGTAGTAGAGCATTATTTGCGAGATATTTTTGCACAATTACCAACTATTCAAGGTTTTCAACCTAAATTTAACTGGGGGTCACAGGATGCTTTAAACTTATATATAAGTCAATTAAAACAAACTAATAAATACCCATTGATTTGGTTAGTTCAAAATAAAGAACGAGGTAACTTTTCTAAAAAAGGAGTTGAAAAATCTGTCAAACTAATTATTGCAAAACAATCCGTACACCAAACAAACACAAATCCAATTATTTGGGAAACAGAATATGATAACGTATTAAATCCACTTGCAGAAAATATACTAAAAGCATTGGATCGAAGTACAACAACAGAAATAAAGGAAGGAAAATATGATTTAGAAAAATTATCAAACTTTTCAGAAGACAATGGTAAAAATGCAAAAACTATTGACAACTGGAATGTGATTGTTTTAGAATTGGATATTTACTTCAAAGAAAATTGTTTAAAAACTATAAATTTTAATTAAAAATGGCATTAACTAACATCGTAAATTCAGTAAACTGTAGCGCATCAGAAGTTTTAGGAACTGGTCTGAAAAACTGCAAACAGGACATTAAAAGAGTAACAACATTAGGACTTTTAGAAAGAGGTCTTAAATTTGATGAAGCACGTTCATTGGAATTGGCTTACATTCAAGAATTGCAACAAAAGGGGCAATTAATCATTTTGCAAGGAGTTGTTGAATTAACAGACAACACAGCAGAAGACACAATCATCACACGTGCTGGATCAGGTGAGAAAATCGTAGCAGGAAAAAATCCTTATGAGTATGTTGTAATGTTTGACAATGGTTTAAACTTCCACAAAGCATTGACTTCTTTGTCTTCTAACAGACAATATGACTTGATCATGTTTGATTCAAAAGGTGATGCTATCTTTACTCAAACCAAAGCTGGAGAGTTTAAAGGATTCACACTTGGAATGTTTGAAAATGGAAAATACACAATGAGTAATGGAACGGATGCTTCTGCTCAAACAGTAACTTTCCAAATGGTTAACAGATTAGAGTTTGACGAGCGTGTAAGCTGGATTACTGCTGACAACTTGGATTACAACGCACAAGAGGATCTTGATGGTGTTAATGATGCAGTTTTCACAATCACAACTCCAACTGCTGGAACATCAATTGTTTTCACTGTTAAAACATTAGCAGATAATCACCAAGTATCATTAAGTGGATTGCTTAAAACTGATTTGCTTTATACTGTTGATGGTGTTACTACAACAATCACAACTTTGGTTGAAAGCACAACAGAAGCTGGAAAATACACGTTAACTGTTCCAGCATTCATAGCTGGTAAAGTATTAACGCTAAAAACTTGGGATACTACATTATTGAAAACCATTATCAACCTTGATGGTGTACTTTATAAGTCAAATGTAGCAACTACAACAGCTATATAATTTTGTTTTAAGTTAATGAATTAAGCGCATCTTAATAGGTGCGCTTTTTTTTGTACTTTTGTATTATGAGAACTGTAAAAGATTATATGGACTTTGTGAAAAATGTTAGGGATAATATTCCTCAACAAACAGAAGGTATAATTAACAGAAATAAGGCCGAGATAATTGATTTAAACAGACAGGCGCAATTGTATGAAAAAGGGGAAGACAGTTTAGGATTAGACTTAAAACCTTATGCATTTTTTACAGTCCAGATTAAACAGCTTTTAGGCCAGCCATACGACAGAACAACTTTGAACTATTCTGGAGCGTTTTATGATGGGTTTTATTTAACAGTAGACAAAGACAATTTAATACTTACTTTTAATTCAAACAATAGAAAAACACCTGATTTGATTGGAAAATATGGTAAAAATATTTTTGGATTGAATTATGATAATCAACAAAAACTTAATTATGAAATTATTAAACCTGAATTGGATAAATACATCCGTCAATATTTATAAAAAATGCGATGAAATGCCACTATGGAATTTTCAAAAGTATCTTGAAACAAACGAATTAAAATACTTTACAAAGGAATTAAAAGAGGTTAAGGATCTGCATTTAGTAATGAATGATTTCTTTGTTGAGTATTTAGAATTAACTCAAAATAATGTAGTATATCAAAGATTCTCAAAGATTTATAAACTGTTAAAATTAGAAGGAAAGTATAATTGCGTTTCTTTAATACTTAAATCATTATATAATTATGACAAAGGTTTGAATATTGATATATTTCACGCTTTGACTTGGGAACTTGAAAAATGGCATTATAAAATTGACAGGGCAAAAGATATATTTTCACAGATTGAAAGCATAAACCAAAGATTGCAGAATGTTAAAACGCAAATAGAAATATTGCAATTGGAACTTAAAAAAGATGATCAACAGGAAAGCCAAAGTATCGAATCACAATTAATATCAGTTAGCCGTATTTTAGAATTAAAATATAAACTGGATGCAAAAGAAATAACGGTTAAGGAGTGGATTGAATTCCAAAAACAAGCTGAAAAAACAATAAAATCACAAAAGAATGGCAAATAGTATTGACTTAATAGTAAGTAAAGAGGCACAAGCTGGACTTGATGCGTTATATAAATCATTGACAAAAACACATGAAGAAGTTGTTGCAATTTCAAAACTGCAACTTTCTTTTAATGGTGGCCAATCACCTAAAAGTGTTAGTGATTTAAACGATAAAATAAAAGAAAATATAAGGCTAACTGGTGAATTATCAACAGCCGAAAGAAAACTTTTAACAGATACAAATAAACTTGAAACGCAAAAGCAAAAGATAATTGCAACTCAAATAAAAGAGATTGCATTAAGACAAAAACTAACGCAAGAAACAAATAAAAATGAACAGGCATTAGCACGAGAACAAGCTAAATTAGAAGCTAGTCAAAGTTTATATAATAAGGCACAACAAAAACTTAATGTATTAAATGCTGAATATAAAAATTTAGCAATACAAAAGGAATTAACAGGTAAATTAAGTGGTGATGAAGCTAAAAGATACGATTTTTTAAGTGGTAAAATAACTAAATATGATCAGGCTTTAAAAGCTGTTGATGCTCAAATGGGTAAATATCAGCGTAATGTTGGTAATTATGCTGGAGCATTTAATCCATTATCAAATAGTATCAATCAATTAAGCCGTGAGATGCCAGCCTTTGCCAATTCCGTTCAGACTGGATTTATGGCAATTTCGAACAACTTACCTATCTTTTTTGATGCTATGGGTGGAATCATTAATCAAAATAAAGAATTGCAAAAACAAGGATTACCAACTCAATCAGTATTAAAACAATTGGCAGTGTCTGTTTTTAGTTTAGGCACAGCATTAAGCGTTGGTGTTACTTTATTGACTATTTACGGAAAGGATTTGGTTGAATGGGCAAGTAGTCTATTTGGCGCAAGTGAGGCAATGAAAAGTTTAACAGAAAGCCAAAAGGAATTTAATCAAACAAGGTTGACAGGCCAAAAAGATGCACAAAGTGAAATAATTGAATTAAAAAAATATTTGGCTGTTGTTTCTGATAGAAAACTTTCAGATGATGAAAGAGAAATTGCATTAAAAAAATTAAAACAAGAGTATCCATTTTACTTTAAAAACTTAACAGATGAACAAATACTATTAGGTCAAACAAAGGACGCTCAAAATGCTTTGAATTTAGCATTAGAAAAAAGAAAACAAGTTGAAAAAGCTACCGAAATAAACGTAATTAATAAACAAAGACTTATTGATTTGGAAAAAGAAGTTGACCTTCAAGAAACCATATTAAAAAGGGCAAAAATGCCAAAGGTTAATTTAACTACTGGATTAAAACAAACTGATCCATTGGAAATAATGGTGGAGCAAAAGAAATTGAATTCATTATTAGAAACCAGAAAAAACTATTACGATACTATTATAAAAAATGATGGTTTAATTATTAAATTAAAAAAGGAAACAATAGGCCTTGAATATCAGGAAGAAAAAATAAAAAAAGAATCAAACAAGCAAAAAACAAAATTAAGTTTTGATTACATAGAAAGTGAATACATTTTAAGATTGTCTTTATTAAATAGACAAAAGGAATTTTTAGCAGAGGAATTAAATAATGAAAATTTATCATTTGAGGGTAAAATATTAGCACGTCAAAAATATTCTGAAAAACTAATTGAAATATTAAATTTAGAAGCCTCAAAAGAAAAAGCAATTTCATTGATAAAATATAACGAGGATCTTGAAAGAAATAATTTGGCTTATGTAAATAAGGAATTGACTGCTATGCAATACGCAGAAAATATAAGAGTTTTAAATAAAAGATATTCAAATGAAACAAAAAAAATCGATATTGATACTTCTATCAATTTTAATAAAATAACAAATGATAGTTTAACTTTTTACGCTAAAATACAAAAGGAAAAAACAAATATTGCACGAAATACTGAAAAAATTCTTACTGATTTAGAAATAAAAAAATTAAACAGAATAAAAGACAATGAAGAAAACACGCTTCAAATAAGACAAAGCGCATTTGAGGAAATGCTGGCATTATCGCATAAAGAATTGGCATTGGCTGAAATCAGGGAAAAAGCAATGAACCCAGATAAAATTGATGAAATTAGTGCAAAATATAAAAACTTAAAAAATGATCTTGATAATTTAGTAAGTCCATTAAAAAACGCACAAAAAGAAACTGATAAATGGATTGAATCAATGGGTAGCAAAAAAACAGATGAAATTTTATCTGGTTTGGGATTATCAAGTACAAAAATGTTTATTGATTTTGATAAAAATGGTCAATCAACTTTTGATAAATTAATTGAGGGCGCAGATGGTTTAAAAGAACGCTTTCAGGTTAATTTTGTAGCTATGGCAGAAGTGGCAAAGGAAGTTTTTTCAATAATAAATAAAAACTCACAAGCTAATTATGAGGCTGAATATGCACGTTTAGAACAACAAAAAAACATTTCAATTGCATTTGCTGGAAGTAGTGCAACGGCTAAAGCTGAAATTGAGAAACAATACGAAGAAAAAAGGAAAGCAATCCAAAGAAGACAAGCTGAAAGCGAAAAAAGACAAGCAATGTTTAGTATTGCGGTTAATACTGCTCAAGCTATTGTTGCAACACTTGGTAAGACTGGATTTGCTGGTATTCCATTATCTTTGATTGTTGGAGCATTAGGAGCCGCTCAATTAGCTATGGTTGCCGCTCAAGAAATTCCAGCATTTGCAGAAGGTGGGGTTCACGAAGGCGGTAGGATGTTAATTAACGATGCAAAAGGTTCAAAATATCAGGAAACAGTAGTAACACCAGATGGAAAAATTAGGCAGTTTAAAGGCAGAAATAAAGTTGTAGATGCGCCAAAAGGAACGCAGATATTTACACCAGATCAATGGAGCAAACAAATTAATAACTTACTTTTGAAAAACAATATTTCACCTTTGCAAACAAACCAAACCAACGGAATAAATAAAGATGATTTGGAAAGTGTATTTAGAAAATATAGTGGATCAAATGAGGTGGCAATCGATATTAACGAAAATGGATTTAAGAAAATGATAAGTTCAAATGGTCGCACTCGTGAAATATTGAATAGTAGATTAACAACTAAAGGAAGGATCGTATAATGGAAAACTTTACATTTTATTTAAACTTTAAAAATGATGCAACAGGCTTGATTGAAATAACCGAGCCTGTAAAATTCGATGGCGCCAGCTTTACAGTTGAACAAGATAAAAGCCGATATGGAAGGGACATAAGCTACGGTAATGAAGAAGTCAGTCTAGAGTTTTATGACGGAACTTTTGATAATGGTTTAACAATGGGATTATTTCAATTGTTAGATTATTACAAAACATACGGATTTGAGAGTGAGATTGAATTTATACTTAAAAAAAACGGTGTAAATTTTACAGTTGGATTATTAGATTTTCAAATGGCAAAAACTGATTTACTTACTTATTTTGAATGTAAAATTATTCAGGAAAACAATAGGGCTATAATAAACAGGCGTAAGGATATTAATGTTGATGTTTTTAGTGATAAAGATCTGGATTTGAATACAATTACACCACTAACAACAGAAAGCATTTTATTAAAGGCAAAGCCAATATTACAAGCAAGTGAATGGAAAAGTGTAGGATCGAAATCATTTCCAATTGATTCAACAGATCCAACAAAAATCTGGTGTTTATTTAATTTTGCTCAAACAACTGTAAATTACGGAATTCAAAATTCATTAAGTTGGCTATCAGATACTATTTATACGGCAACCATTTCAGATGCTGAAAAATTTGGTTTAATATACGCACAAAATAAATTAAACAATATAAAAGTAACTGCCACAATTGACATGACTTATGTAGTTACACAGGGTGTTTTTCCAGACCTTGGATTTATGGGTTTATATTTATGTTGGGGCGATACTTTTGACCCTTCAAATACATCAACAACAAGGCATTTATTATACAATGATACATGGGGCGCTTCTGTTGAAAAAACTGTATTATTAAATGAAACATTTGAATATACAATTGACGAAGTTAATCAGGGCGGTAAAGTTTGGTTGTTTTGGGCTGGTATTGGTTATGTTGACTGCAATATTGATGTTACTCACAGGAATTTCATTATAAAAGTTGATGCCGTTTCTACATCAATTGATAGTATAATTAAAGGAGTTCGTTATGTTGATTTGTTTAAACAAAATATAAAATCAATTTCAGGATTAACACTTGAGGCGCCTAAATATGATGTTGCTGGTGAATTTTATGAACAATTTGCATTTAATGGTAAATTAATCAGGCAATATGTTGACAAGCCGTTTTACGTTAATTTTAATGACTTAACAGAAGGTTTACAGGAATTGAATGCTGACTATCAGATAAACCAAAATAATGTATTTATAGGGCAGTATAATGACTTTTACAATAATGTTGATCTGGGTGGATTTTTACAAGCTCCAGATTCTGAATTTAATACAAATTTCAATGACAGATATAGTATTAACAGTTTTAATTATTCTTATAAGACTTTTGAACAAAATAAAGATGAAAGCAACACAATTGACAGCATACATACAGATGCACAATTTTTACTGCCAAATAAACTTGTTGAAAATGTTAAGAAAGTAGAGGTAAATTATATTCGTGATCCGTTCAGTATTGAGGCATCCAGAAGACAAGGTATAAATACAAAAGAAAGCACCTCACTTGATAATGATGATAAAATATTTTTGATTGATGTTTTTCCACTACCTTCAGGAAGTACAAATGGATTTGGATTACGTTTATTAATGCGAATTAATAGCGGAAGGCTTGAAATACTTAACAATACTTTAAATGGTGAGGGTACACCATTTGATTGGACTTTGTTGGGTTTTGTTGTCGGTTCTGATTTTGATATTATTGCTGGTGAAAATATAGGATCTTACACAGTATATTCATTAGAGCGTGAAAAAATAGTCTTAACACCGATTGGATTTACACCAAGTTTTGAAGGTGATGGATTTATTAAAACAGAATTTCCACTTAATAATGTATCTTATGTAAATAGAACAAGTCAGGGTTTCACTGAAATACTTAATTTGTCAAGTGGCGACAATTATAGTAATTTAAGATATTCAATTAAAAGGAATATGAAATACTGGAGCAGTTATTTAAAAACAGCATCCAAGTACAAACCAAACGGAATAATACAGAATACATTCTTTAAAAATAACGGTTTACTTTCTACAAAATACGGATCAGAAACGGTTGCAACTGTTGAAGGTGGCAATATTAATGTAACAGATTTAAGCGATGCAATTTTATCACCGATGGTTTTTAAAACAAAGGTTGTAGCAGAATTTGAAACAGTTAAAACATTGCTGGATAATTTAGCCACTCAAAAAGGATTTATTAGAGTAGTTGACACAAATAACCGAGTTTTAAAAATACATCCTACAAAGTTAGACTATGAATGGATGAGTAATTTATTAACAATTGAAGGAGAGCAAAGAAATGAAAGCGACTTTGTAACCATTGACACAATTGGGACTGAATTAATAAATATTAACGAGGTTGGTTATGATTCAATAATATTAAAACGTAATTGGTTCAAAATTGATGGTTTTTTCATAACTTTGTATGATTTCAATAGTGTACCTTTAATTAATCCTACAAGGATCGAAAAAGTAAAGGTAAACGGAGTATCTTACACAACAGCAGTTAATTTAAGTGATGCAATCAATGGATTATAGTTTTATAAAATTATCGAAAACAATAGATAGTGAAAATCCAAAAATTTCACAAATTAACTATTCTGATTGTGTGCAATTATTACCTTCAGAAAGTTATCTGCAAATAAGTAACAACGCTGATGGCATCGCATTTGACAATGACTTTGCCGTTTTTGTTGTTGACTGTGAAAATATATCATTGGCAGATATTACCACAAATGTATCAATATTTGAGTTTACTGATATTAATGGAGTTCACCAGATAGCATTTGAGATTAATTTTTTGAATGTTGATTTTGGATTCCAGCCTGTTAGATTAAAATTTGTTAAAACAACTGGATCTGATATATGGTATTCAAATGAAATATTAATAACTGAAGAAGCCGAAGAACAAACTACACGTTTTGACTATAAAGCAAATGGATATTTTCAAGGTATATCTTATGACATTGTTGATTATTATCAGTCAATTAGGTTAAGATGCTTTTTTGATCGTTTAGACAACGAAACGGAAGTAAAAGACTATTATCAAATAAGCAAAGGGAATACAATAAGTACAAGAGCGTTATTAAAGGAAGTAACAAATTATAAATTTGTAAATATTGATCCATTTGTATTTAAAAGAATAAATGTATTATTAATTCACGATATTATTTATGTTGATGGATTAAGAATGACAAACAAAACAAACGTAAAAGGGTCGGAGCGATTAGGCTATTCTAATTTATCAGAAGGGGAATTTTCTGCATACATAAACAATAACGACCTTTTTACTTTTGATTATCAAATTTACGAAGGTTTAAAAATTATAGAAAATAATCCAGTAGGTCAAATAAGTTTATATGCGTTTTTTAATGAAATTTCTTTTTCTTTGAATAAACCAGTAACAGTAAATCCAATAGCATCATTAATTAATTTAAAAGATGGATTAGGAAATATTTTATTTTCTTATGATTATTTAGATTTAAGTTTTGATGGTGTATATTATAATATAGACACAAGCGCATTCATACCAGCTATTGGAAGTTATACAGTTGAAATTCCAAAAGGCTTATTTTCTTCAACACTTCAAACAACAGATTTTTATTCATGGACTTTTAACATAGTTACAGGAGATTATTCAGATTCAGATTATTCATCAGATTATTTAATATAAAGAAATATGACACAAGCAGAATTAACGGCATTTATAAACGCTAAAATTAGAAATAAGACACCAAAAGTTATAAAGACTGAACACGCTGATGTGGAACAGGAAATAACAGATACTTTGTTTGATAATGTAGATACATTGACAGCTGTAATAGGCGCTTTAAACGATACAATAACAGACATTCAAGCTGTTTTGGCGCTTAATAGTGGAGTTGTTAAAAGTATAAATATTGGATCTGGAACAGTTGGTGCAAGTAGTGCAACACAAGGTAACATTTCAAGTTGTATTTTGAATGCTGTTGGATCAAATGGAAATACTTACACAGTTACACTTACAAACGCAATGCCTACAACAGCTTATAGTGTATTTTTTACTTTGGAATCTAAAAGCGGTGATATGTTAGTTGATAACAATGCTTTGAGTATAGTTTTTAAACCTTTGACAACTACAACCTTCCAGTTTTCATTGGATGATGTTACAAGTTCTGGAAGTGATTTAATTGATTTGCATTTAAAAGTTTATAACAATACAACTTACTAAATTTATGGCTACATTAGAAATAAGAAAAAAAAGTCTTAAAACGTGGCTTCACGTTCCAAGCGATGCAGATAATTTTATTTTATCTAAATTTTATTGCAAAACAGATGCTGGCACATTTAAAATAGTAGAGGAAAGCGGTAGCAATAGAAGGGAATATTCATATACTGATATCACAGTTTATGATGATACTGATATGGGTACTCCAGAAACATTTGCAAGCGCACAGGCTTTAATGTTAAGATTGGAAGCGCTAAAATATACGGGTTTTAATAGGGATGGGGACATCCCAACTTCGTACATAGAAAGTGTTGTTGCTGGAACAAACGTAACAATTGATAACACTGATCCATTAAATCCAATTATATCAAGTACTGGTGGCGGTGGTTCACAGGATTTGCAAGGTGTAACAGATAATGGAAATACAACTACAAATGATATTATATTTGATACTGGTGTAGGTATTATTTTAGATAATGGATCTAAATTAAAAGAGGGAACCATTGATGCTGGTTATGGTGGTTCAAAAGGTGTAGCGCAAATTTGCGCTGTTGGTTATGAATTGAAATGGGAAGCTGGAAGGCTTTATGTAATGGGTGATGGTGGCACAACAATAAGAGAAGTATCGCACAATTTCACAACAACACCAACAATTTACGATGATATAACCAAAGGTTTTATTGTTGGTAGTAGATGGATTTTAGATGATGGAACTTTATACATTTGTACTGATAACACAGATGATACAGCCGTTTGGGAATTGGAATTGATAGACTTGCAATATGTAACAAATAATGGAAATAGCACAACAAATTCATTAAATGTACAACTTGGTGATGAATATACAAATGTTTATACCAGCAATGTTTATACAGCAAATGATGCTAATAATAGTTATGCATTTATTGATAATAATGGAACGATTGCTGTAAATAGCGGAGATTTTGAAGGAACAATACAAGCTAATAATTTAACTGCAAATAATGTTAATTTAGAATTTCCACAGAAAAGCGCTGGAAGTTACACAATTGCTACAACAGATGATTTAACTGCTGGCACAGTTACAAGTGTAGGTTTAACAATGCCGAGCGCATTTAGCGTTTCTAATAGTCCAATAACATCAAGTGGGGATATTGCAGTAACAGGCGCTGGGGTTGCTTCTCAATACGTTAGAGGTGATGGTACTTTAGCAAATTTCCCAACCACAAGCGGTGGCGGGGCTTCTGTATCTTACTATTTGAATGGTAGCGTTTCACAGGGTACAATTGGCGGTGTTGCTTACAAAGAAATAGACGGAACACCAGTAATTGGTGCTGGAACGGATTTTACTATAAATGCAGATGGTTATATTGCTCAATTTATTACTGATTCAGGAAATCCAAATAAATTATTAATACCAGCTGGTAATTGGAATTTTGAAACATATTTTAGCGCTTCTTCAGGCGGTGGTAGTCCTAAATTTTATATCGAATTATATAAATATGATGGAACAACATTTAGTTTAATTTCTTCAAATTCTGCAACACCTGAAAACATAACAGGTGGAACAGCTATTGATTTGTATTTTACAGCGTTAGCGGTTCCCCCTACTGTATTACTTGCAACCGATAGAATTGCAGTAAGATTTTATGTAATTCATAGTGGGCGTACAATTACAATGCACACTGAAAACAGCCACTTATCGCAAATTATCACCACATTTTCAACAGGATTAACTGCATTAAATGGTTTAACCGATCAGGTGCAATATTTCGCAACAGGGACAACAGGCGCTGACTTTGGAATTAGTTCGGCAACAGATACGCACACCTTTAATTTACCAACTGCATCTGCAACAAATAGAGGTGCTTTAAGTTCAACCGATTGGAGCGCATTTAACGGTAAACAGGATTTGTTGGTTTCTGGTTCAAATATCAAAACAATAAATGGAAATAGTGTTTTAGGTTCGGGTAATTTATTGTTAGGTGTACCATTAACACGTCAGGAGTTTAGTTTTTCAGGCGCTCAAACTTTCACACTTTCTGGTACTCCTTCAGATATTTATGCTGTTTTTGTTAATGGTCAGGAATTAAATAGTAGTCAATATTTTTTTGTAACTACAACATTAACAATATCAGATACTTTACAAACTGGTGATAAAATAAACATTCTTTATACACCTACAAGTGTTGGGGTTTTAGAGTATTATACAAAAGCACAAATTGATGGTTTTTTGACAAATTCAAATATTGAGTCAATTATCGGTCAGGCTTCAGGTGTTAATAGTGGATATTTGAGTTTTACAGATTGGCTTGATTTTGATGCTAAACAAGATACAATAACGCTTACAACTAACAATTATAGTGGTGTTGCTACTTTTGCTGGTGGAACTTTAAACATTCCAAATTATGAAGGCTTTATTCCTAAATTAAGAGGACACGAAACATTTAGAGGGGTTAATTATTCAAACAACTCAACTACTGAAGTAACAAGCGGTGGAATAACAATAGCGACAACAGGCTCAACAATTGCCAGATCTGTTGCATCAACAAATTATGCATTAAAACAAGTTCGTAAAGGTTTTTATGGTTCTGTTGTTTCAACTGGTCGTTATACAGGAACAAGAGGATCTGCTTTATTATGGTATTTAGGAGGCGGTTTTAAATATGTTTGCGATGTTTTTATTTCTGATACTGCTTTTGGTTCAGGATGCCGTCAATTTTACGGAATGATGGGCCAAACTACCGATTTAACTTATACTGATTCTGTTTTAGTTTCATCACAAGTAAACATTATCGGTATCGGTTCAGATGCTTTAGATACTAATTTACAAGTGTTTCATAACGATGCAACAGGAACGGCAACAAAAGTTGATCTTGGTGTTAACTTTCCAGCAAATAGAACAGCTGGGTCTGCATTAACAACTGTTTATTCGATTGAGTTATACAATGATTCAGCAAGTACAGATGTTAAATATTGCGTAAGAAATAAAGAAACAGGCAGTATTGCAATGGGTACAATTACAACAAATTTACCACTAGATACGCAAGGTTTAAATTTTACAGCTTCACGTTGTATGGGTGCTGGAGTAACTAACACAGGGCAATTTGATTTATTAACATTAGGAGTTTATTCTTTATAATATGGAACAATTTACACTACAAAGCGAAAACATTACTTTGGATGATTCAAAAATAAATGTTAGATTATTTCCAATAAATTTGGAATTGATAAACGTAATTGATACGCACAGAACATACAATAATTTAGCGGATGCAACTGCTGATTTAAGTAGTTTTATTGCTGAAATGACACCTATATTATATGAAAATTTAAATCCTTCAACAAAATCTAATTATTATTTATAATGAACGGAACTAAAAAAATACCAAAAGGGCAATTACAAAATGGATTAGTTGATGTTGTACAAGTAACACCAGTTACATTAGCTTCTGGCAGTTGGTCGTTAGTTAGTGGATTGTATGAATATAGTTATTCAAACGCTAATATTTTAGATACAAGCATTGTTGATGTAATTCCACAAAATGCAAGTATATCAATTGTTAAAACTGCTGAAATTTTACCTGCTACCGAATCTTTTTTTGGTAGTGTAAAAATTTATGCTACTAACGCACCAACGGCAAATATAATAGTAACCTTTAATATTTACAACTAATGGCAGTAGGGACTTTTAAATTACCAATAGCAGGGGCAAGTAATGCAGGTAATGCGTGGACAAGACCTGCTGATTGGTTAACAATACCAACACCAGGAGCGCAAGAAGTAATAGGATTGATGGCAGTATATGATGACGATGCTAATTACGTTGCTATGCAATGTACAGGAGCTTATACTGTAGATTGGGGTGATGGCACGGTTACAAATTACGCTTCAAGTGCGGTGGCTTCAAGACAGCACGTTTTTTCTACAATTAGCGCAGGAACGACAACAAGTAAAGGTTTTCGACAAGTTTTAGTAAGAGTTACACCACAAGCAGGGCAAAATTTAACTTTGGTTAACTTTGGTATTCAACACCCAACTTTAGCGAAATCTTTTGCGCCTGGTTGGTTAGAATTTGACGTTAGAACACCGAACGCTTTACCTACTTACGGGGCAAGTTCAAACGTAATAAGATACGCACGTTTAGAAAAAATTACTATTCGTCAAATGAGTACGGCAAGTTTAGCTAACTTATTTTCTTCTTTATTTAGTTTAAAATCGGTTTATATTGAACCGAGTGAAACAAATGGTTCTACTGCATCTAATAATATGTTTTTAAATTGTTACTCTTTAGAGGATGTTAATTTATTTGATACAAGCACAATTACAAACGCTTCTACAATGTTTCAGAACTGTTATAATTTGCAAAATGTACCAAATTTTAATTTTTCGGCAACAAACAACGTAGCAAATATATTTAATAACTGTTATTCTCTTACAACCGTTCCTGCTTTTGTTATGGGTACTGATTGCACGCAAATGTTTGTAGGCTGTAATTCATTGGTAACTGTTGGGTTAATGACAACTACAACTGTTAATAGTTTTTCTAATATGTTTCAAAATTGCGTATCACTTACAACCGTTCCTTTAATTAATACGGTTGCTGGAAATAACTTTACTTCGATGTTTGCGGGTTGTAATTCATTACAGGAAGTTCCTTTATTAAATACAGCAAATGCCACCAACTTTACAGGAATGTTTAATGGCGCGCAAAGTATTATATATTTACCAACATTGAACACGGCAAATGTTACAACCTTAAACCAAACATTTAATAATTGCACCAATTTAAGACAATTACCAGCTTTTAGCTTACCAGTTTGTACGGTCTTTACTTCGTGGTTAGGTGCAAATACTACTTTATCAAAAAGTTTAATTGTTAATCCAACGAGAGGTCATTCGTACAGCGGAATGAGTTTAAGTCAAGCAAATATAGTAACGATATTTAACAATTTAGGCACGGCTTCAGGAGCGCAAACAATAACTGTTTCAAGTAATCCAGGTTATGCAGGTTTGACAGTTGGAGAAAGAGCAATTGCAACAGGTAAAGGATGGACCATAGCATAAAAATATAAATTATGACAATAGAAATTATACCAGATTATTACATTCACGTAACAGCCGACAATGGTAAGCTGTTAACTAATGGTGAAGTTGAAACAAAGGAAATATTTGCGCCTTTAAATAGCGATATAACAATATGGATTGAAATAGATGAGCCAATTGAAGAATAACATATTAAACGTAGTTACTACAATTATCGGTATTTGCATTTTGTTTCTGCAAGTATGGAAATATTACAGCCATACTTTGGAATTATCCTTTAATGAGGTTATTCTTACTATCATTGCGTTATTATTGTTGAAAGATCCTAATAAATTAATTAACTTTGTAAAAACAAAATTATAATAATGGATTATATCAACATCATTATCGGATCTTTGCCAATGATAGGCACAATTATAGGCATTTACGTAAAAATGAACAATGTTATAATCCGTCAGGATATGAAGATTGAACATTTAGAAGCTAAAATAAATGAAATTCAAGTAAATGCCGAAAAATTGAACAATATTCTATTTAAGAAATTGGAAGAAATGGATCGTAAAATGGATGATGTTAGAATGCACGCTTTTAGTTGTATTAACTTTAAAACAAATAAGAATGGATAAAATTTCATTAAACAGAATTGAAAAAGCGCATCCAAAAATTAGAGAGGAACTGGGTGTATTTTATCGAGAATGCAACAATAAACTTCCTAAACACGTAAGGCTTCGTTTTAGCCACGTTTACAGATCACCAGCAGAACAAAGGGATTTGTTTATGCAAAAACCAAAAGTAACCAATGCCGATGCATGGCAGTCAATGCATAACTACGGATTAGCCTTCGATGTTGTTTTATTATATGATAAAAATGGTGATGGTAATTTTGAAACTGCAAGTTGGGAAATAGATGAACACTGGGAACGAGTAATAACATATTTTAAAAGCAAAGGATATCAATGGGGCGGTGATTGGAAAACATTTAAAGATAAACCACACTTTGAGAAAAATTTCGGTTTTAATTGGCAAGTATTAAGATCAAGATTTGAAAAAGGAATAACTTTAAACGATAATGGTATCGTTTATGTAAAAATATAAAACAATGGAAAAAAAAGAATTGATTAATTTGGCGCTCAAAGATATTGCGATCAAATACAGTGAAAGTGCATATACAACAAACGCTGGAAGGTGGTTGAGGTTAATTGTTAAGTACATTCCAACTGAATTAATAATAAAAGCATTTGCACATAAATTGAGCAGATAATTGATTTTAAAGCCGTTAAAAAATAATTAACGGTTTTTTTATGTTTTTGCTTGTAATATTAAAATATTACTTTATATTTGTACCCAGTTAGAAACATTAAAACAAACAAAATGACAAAGCAAGATTTTTTAGACGAAAAAGAATTTAAAACTGATTTGGATTCAACATTCACTTATAAGTATAAATACGGATCATTAATGTGTAAATTGGGAGAAGGTCAATATAGATTTGAGGCGTCAATCCTTAAAATAACAGATGATGAAATTATTGTATTTTCAGGTATTTTAGGAAAAATATTTGAAGTAAATAAAAAAATTTCTGATTTAATACTTTTATAATACTAAAGTATTATTTATATTTGCATAAGTTCTTTGAAATACTGGAAAATAGTTAGGGTAGTGGTACTTTATTAAGTTCGATTCTTAACCTAACAACTAATTTAATAAATCATTTATGAACCATAAACTAATTAAACTATTTGAAAAAAGCAAATTAACAAAAGGAGAATTTGCCGACCAGATCGGTATCCAAAGACAAAATTTAAACAAATTATTAGAATCAAAATTTATATTAAAACCAGCAACTTATGAAAAGTATTATAAAAACTTTTTTACTAAAAAAAGATTATCAGATTAAATTTGCTTACTATTTAGCAATTATTTTTATTCTTAATTTCATATTCAGATACTAATGACAAAAGCAGAAAAATTCAACGAATGGATGCTAAAAATCCGAAATATTTATTATTCAGATAACAATCAAATGACAAAAGCATATGAACAGCTACGAAGCATGGAAGGAAGGTAGGTTTAATCCTAATTCACCAATAAACAGAATAGAAGTAGAAACATCACCATTATGGGCCAATTTAACAGAAGCCTATGAAAGTGGCCATACAGAAGTATTTACAAATTTACAAGCTGAAATAATTAATGAATTGGATATTATTTACCAAGTATTAAAAGCAAGTGATCACGGAATGAAAAACAGAGTATTAAGTTTAATCGATAAAGTAAAATAAAATGGGAGCAAGTTCAGAAACATTTTTAGAATTAAGAGCGCAGGATTTCGTAACAATGTACGATTCAAATTTCACAAAAAAAGAAGCGCAAAAAGTAGGTGTTAAATTGGTTACTGATTTACTGGATAACGGTAATGTTGACAAAATGGAATTTATTGCAAATTTAGCACGTTTAAACGAGGTTATAAGCACAGCAATGATTGAAGCACGTAAACATATCAACGAAGAAAAACAGACTGTTATGGGTGTTGAATTTACACCAGTCAATGGCGGAAATACTTTGAACTATTCAGATGATCCAATTTACCAACAGTTAAAAGCTGATTTGGATGCAAGGGCGGAATTGCTAAAATTAGCGCAAAAACAGAATGTTATTGACATGTACGGTAATGACGTACCAGTGGTAAGCACCACACCAAGAAAATCAAGTATAACAATAAAATTTTAATTTATGGAAAATTTAGCCAAAGCATTAGTAAAAGCGCAATTAGAAATGATCACACCAAAGAAGGGAAGCGTTAATCCATTCTTTAAAAACAAATACGCAGATTTAAACGATGTTTTACAAGCAGTTGTGCCAGCTTTAAACAATAACGGAATTGTATTATTACAACCTTTGATTAATATTGACGGCAAAAACTTTGTAAAAACAGTTTTAATGCACGAATCAGGCGAAATGTTTGAATCTTTGGCTGAAATATTCTGTAAAAATATAAATGATGCACAAGCCTATGGATCTGGAGTAACTTATGCCAGAAGATATAGTTTAAGTTCAATTTGCGGAATCGGTTCTGAAGATGATGATGCACAAAAGGCAGTACAAGCCAAACCAATGGCAACAGCTGAAATATTAGCCAAAGCAAAGGCAACAGGGGCCACAATGGCGCAAATTAAGACTAAATACAGCGTAACAGCAGAACAAGAAAAAAATTATTAATTAACACTTTAAATAAACAAACAATGGCTTTACAAGTAACAGGAATTATCGAGAACATTTTACCAATAGAAAAAGGACAGTCAAAAGATGGTAAAGAATGGAAAAAACAAAGTTTCTTATTGAAAACAGATGAACAATATAGCAACCTTTATTGCTTTGAAATTTTTGGGGATGAGAAAGTAGAAAACTTTATTAAATTTAATAAAGTTGGTCAATCGGTAAAAGTAGATTTTAACGTAGGCTGTAACGAATGGAACGGAAAATACTTTACTAAATTGCAAGCGTGGAAAATCTTTAAAGCTGATTCAAAAGAAGATGCGGTAACACAAGAAGAAATTGAAAGCGATTTGCCATTTTAATATTAATAAATCCGCCTGTTAATTCAGGCGGTAATTAAAATAACAAGCTATGATACCAGAATCAAACAGAATTAATCACATTGTTATCAGTTCACAAGTTTTAAGTTATTACATTACAGAAATGAAATCTGATAACTATTTCAAGAAAGTTTTATTAAAATTTACCAATAATTTTATTGATCAACTGAAAACGGTTGAATGGAAATATTTTGATAAAATGTTTAAAAGTGAAGAACAAGCCAGTGTAATTGTTTATGAAACTTATGATGAATTTATAAAAACAATTGCATCCGTGCCAATTTGGGAAATGCAGAACGTTAGTAAAATTTTAGAAGCGTACAATAAAGACCCTAAAAGCATTGAAGGATTAGTAAAAAAAATATTAAAATGAAAACAATTAAAGTTTTAGAATTATTTGCTGGAAGTAGATCAATTGGAAATACATCTGAAGAATTAGGAATGAATGTGTTTTCTATAGATTGGACACCATATGAAAAAATAGATTTATCAATTGATATTGAAGATTTAAAAAAAGAAGATGTTCCATTTGTTCCTGATATTATATGGGCAAGTCCTGATTGCACTACCTATTCAATAGCGGCCGTTTCTAAACATAGACGAAATAGAATAGAACCTATAAGCGAATACGCTGTAAAATGTGATAATGTAAATAAACATTGGATTAGATTAATTAAAGAATGGTTAGATATAAATCCTAATTTAGTTTTTTTTATTGAAAATCCAAGAGGTATGTTAAGACATATGCCATTTATGAAGGACTTTAAACGACATACAGTTTGGTATTGTCAATATGGAGATGATCGTGCAAAACCTACAGATATATGGACTAATTCAAAAACTTGGTTACCAAAAAAAGAATGCTGTAATTATAAATATGATGAAAATGGAAATATTATAAATAAACATTGTCATCACGAAAGCGCAAGGCGAGGAGCAAAAACAGGAACGCAAGGTAAAAAAGATAGTTACAATAGGTCTAAAATACCTAAACAATTATGTATTGAAATACTTAAATCATATTAAAATGAAAATAGAAGATATTTGTAAATTATTAGAATTCATAAGAAAAGAACCAAGACTAGAACAAGTTCAGGATGGATTCTTATATCACGGAGTTTACTTTACTAACGAACAAATCATTAAAATTTATGAAAAGAATAGCAAAAAAAAATAAAATAGGTTTAATAGTTGGGAAGGAATATGAAATTGTTAAAAATCCATTTGATAATTTTTATTATACTCCTTATGACGATTTTGCATTTCAAAAATGTGAATTAGATACTTTTTTCGAACCAAAACAGAAAAAAGACAAAGTAGTAAGTCAAGTATTAAACAAGTTTAAAGAACGATCTAAAATAGGTATTAATAAGTACGGAACAACTTTACACGAAAACAATACAGATGATTTTTTAAATCATTTACAAGAGGAGTTAATGGATGCAATATTATATTTACAAAAATTAAAAAACGATGATAAATAAAGTTAGAGAATTTCAGAAAATAGGATTACAAAAGGTAAACGACAAACCAACAGTTAACGATTTTAAAGATTGCAGTTTGCGTTTTGAATTGGCACGTGAGGAAAACATGGAATATATTTCGGCCTGTTATGATGGTAATAAAGTTGATATATTAGATGCATTGGTGGATCAAATGTATGTATTGCTTGGAACTATAAATTTTCATGGAATGCAAGATATATTTGAGGAAGCATTTAATCGGGTACACGAAAACAATCTTACAAAATTTCCAAATGGTAAAGTATTAAGAAATCCTGATGGAAAAATCCTAAAGCCTGAAGGCTTCAAATCTGTTGATTTAAAAGATTTAATACCAGCGTAAATAACTTACAAAATAATACTATCTTTATGCGCCTTTAATCGGGCGCATTTTTTTATTAACATAAAATCAAAATATGGGCATATTTTCACACCACAATGATAAGATTATAGAATTATTGCAAAAAGGATTAAATGATAGTAAAATAGGACAAGAAATTTTAAAAGATAATTACACCGATTCCTTCAGGAAACATATCAATAGATTAAGAAATAATTTAGGAGTCATCAACGCTTGTGAAAATGTTGGAGTTGATCCCAAAACGGTGCCGATGTTATGGCTAAAAAACAAAAATGAATCAGTAAGAGTAACAAATCCGCTATTTGAAAAATTAAGCGATGAGGAAAAAAATATTAAAGATATTGACTTTCTGAATATTTTTAAGGATAAAATTAAACCTATAACCTTAAAAACAAATGATAATTTTAAGGCTTTAGCCTTATTTGATAGGCTGGTTTATACGGATGTTCATATTGGAATGAATGTAAATCCAGATGGTTATTCTATTTATGGTGGCCTTTGGAATGAGGATGAATTAACCAAAAGATTGAAATTAATGGTTAAACACACTTTAAATAATAAAAAATCAAATACTTTAATCATTCACGAATTAGGCGATTTTCTGGATGGTTGGGATGGTTATACAACCAGAGGCGGTCATTCATTACCACAAAATATGGATAATCAAAAGGCATTTGACACTGCATTAACTTTTAAAATACAATTAATTGATTCATTAATAAATCACTACGACAAAATAAAATGTATTAATATTTGTAACGATAATCACGCTGGATCATTTGGTTATATTGTAAATTCAGCTTTTAAAACTTTCATTGATTTAAAATATAGTGAAAGGATTGAAATAATTAACCAAAGGCGATTTATAGACCATTACAGCCAAGATAATATAACTTTTATACTTACACATGGGAAGGATGATAAAAATCTAAAATTTGGCTTTAAACCGATTTTAGATGCAAAGCAAATTGAAAAAATAAAAAACTACATTGATGAGCATAAATTGCACAGTCAAAAAATAGAATTTTCAAAGGGTGATTCACACCAGTACATTTTTGACAATTCAACTTCAAAGCATTTCAGCTATCAAAACTTCCCTTCTTTTTCACCACCTTCAAACTGGGTTCAGACAAATTTCCAGAATTCAATGAGTGGTTTTGTACATTTCAACTATTATAAAAATGGTCAAAAAAGTATTAACGATTTTATATTTTAATTAAAAAAAATTATTATATTTGTGCCTGTGTTATTGGTGGAGCATTAACGCAATTAACGAAATTTTTTAAAAGCCTTATGGTGCGGAACTCCACTTCCAATCCATAGGGCATTTTTATTTTATATTATGGAAAAACACTTTGTTAAAAAAATAGTAGAAAATGGTTTTTCTATTATACCTGTCAATGATGACAAAACACCTAAAGGATCATGGAAAAGAAATCAGGAAATACCTTATTCAATTAATGAGATAGATTCTATTGATTCAAATACTTGGGCAATTATTACAGGATTTAATGATCTAGAAATTATTGATTTTGATTTGAAGGTATTAAGCACCTTAAAAGAACAAAATGAGTTATGGGCTGAAATATTGAAATTCTTAAAAGATAATATTGATGACTTTGATAAAAAGTTTTCTATTTATAAAACTAAAAACAAAGGATATCATATTTTATATAAATGCAAGGTAATTGCAGGAAATACTAAAATTGCTAAATTAAAAGGCCATAAAGAAGCGATAATTGAAACAAGAGGTAAATTTGGTTATGCAATTTTATATGATGATTGTATTAATAATATTAATTACGCAAATATTCAGGAAATCACAGAAGAAGACAGATCGATTTTATGGTCTTGTTTAAAAACATATAATTATATTGATGATTTACCAGCAGAACCAAAAAAAGAAAAACACGAATATCAAGAAACGGAAATTGCCTGCTGGGATGATTATAACAACAAAACAGATATTTTTGATGTTATTGGATCCGATTTTACTATTGTAGCAAATCACACAAAAAAATACATTATTAAAAGACACGGTTCGGCATCACCTCACAGTGGATATATTTACAAAGAAGACAATAGAATGTTTCTTTTTAGCACAGGAACAATTTATCCACACGAAAAACAAATTACTCCTTTCATTGCTTACTGTTGGAAAAATCATAACGGAAATTTATCTGAAGGAGCAAAAGATTTATATCAAAAAGGATTTGGATCACGTTTGAAATCTAAATTAAAAGAATTAAAAGAAGAAATTCAGATCCAGCCAATTATTAACAAAGATGATTTAATATTTCCAATAGATATATTTCCAAAAGATATTCAAACCTATATTTTAGAATGTAACCAGAAATTGGATAGTTCTATTGAGTATATGGGTTGCTCAATGTTATGGCTTATATCTGTATGCATTGGTAATTCAATTGATGTAGAGGTCAAAAGAGGATGGAATGAAAACTTATCAATTTGGCTTTCAATTGTTGGTAAGGCTGGATTAGGTAAAACTCCAAGTATATCAAATATTATATTTCCACTATTAAAAATAAATGCAAAACAAATTAAAAATTATATTAAAGAAAATGAAAAATTCGAATACTATGATTCACTATCTAAAAAAGAAAAAGAAGAACACAGCGAAGTTCAAAAGCCTATTAAAACTCAATTTATTGCTAATGATATCACTCTTGAAGCATTGGTGGATTTACACCAAGAAAGTGATAACGCTGTTGGGGTCTTCAAGGATGAATTAGCTGGATGGTTAAAAGATATGAATAAATACAGGGAAGGTTCTGATCTTGAATTCTGGTTAAGTAGTTGGAGCGGTAAAAGTGTAAATTTAAACAGAAAAACTGCAAAAAGTGCATTTGTTGAAAAACCATTTATACCAGTTTTAGGCGGGATTCAACCAAGTATATTTAATAGCTTTTATACTGAAGAAAACAAAGACAATGGATTCATGGATAGAATGCTGTTATGCTATCCAGATCTTAAAATTGATTATTATAACGAAAATGAAATTTCTGAAAATATACTGAATTGGTATAAAGAAATAATAATTTCTTTTTATGATACTATCAAAAGCATTGTCAAACGTGATGAAGATGATGAAATTTTATCACTTACTGCAAAGTTTTCAGATGATGCAAAGATAGAATGGAAGCGGATGTTTAATGAAATGACCAGCGTTCAAAATGATGAAGAAGAAAATGAGTATCTTAAAAGCATGTATCCAAAACAAAAATCATACATTCCACGCTTCGCTTGTTTAATACACGTTTTTAACGACTTTTTTATTGATGGTGGTAATTCGCTATTGATTTCAAAAGAAAGTATCTTAAAAGCCGAAAAATTAAGTAAATACTTTATAGCAACAGCAAAAAAGATAAAAATTAATTCTGCTGAAGTATCCAAGCTAAAAAGTACAATTGGATTGAATAAGGGTAAAAATGAAAAAGAAAAACTTTATGAAGTCTGGAAGGAAAATAAGAAATTTAATAAAACAGAAACAGCAGAACTTTTAGGCATATCAAGAGTAAGTGTTTATAATTGGGTTAAAGAGTTCGAAAGTGTAAAGTAGATAATGTAAAGTAACTTTACACTTTTATTGAAGCTAAATAATTGTAAATAAGCTGGTTAACATAAAAAGTGTAAATGTAAACCAGCTTTACACTAATAAATAAAAAAAATGAAAAACAAAAAAAATAATTTTCTTACTGTAAAGTGTAAAATGCTTTACACTTTCCCTGTTAAGCCTTATAAACACTAACATTTTACTGTAAAGTTGCTTTACACTTTTATACTTTACACTTTACACTTATTTTACACTATGATACAATTAAGAGATTACCAAATAGAACTATCAAACAAAGGATCTGATATTTTAAGAAAAAAAGGAATTGTTTATTATAATTTTAGCCCAAGAGTTGGTAAAACATTAACAGCATTACAAACGTGTCAGAATGTTAATGCAAAGGATGTTTTATTCATTACAAAGATAAAAGCCTTTAAAAGCATACAGGATGATTTTGATTCTGCTGGATATGATTTTAATTTAACGATCATAAACAAAGAATCCATTCATAAAATAGAACATAACAATTTTGATGTTATTATTTATGATGAAGCGCATGGATTATTCTCAACCTACCCAAAGCCAAACAACTTTTATAAAATAGCAAAGCAAAGGTTTTCAAAAATACCAGCTATTCTTTTAAGTGGTACAATGTGTGTTGAATCAGGTTCGCAAATTTATCACCAGTTTAATTTTAGCCATTATAGTCCATTTAAACAATATATAAATTTTTATAGATGGGCCAAAGATTACGTAAAAGTAACACAGAAGCAATTGGGCTATGGTTTAATCAATGATTATAGCAAATGTGATATAATAGCAGTTAATAAAATTATAGAGCCTTACACGCTAAAATTTACACAGGAGCAAAGCGGATTTATATCAAAGGTTAATAAACACGTTATACATTATCCAAGTTTAAATATAGAATTGATTGAAAGGTTAAAAAAAGATAATGTAATTGAAGGTAAAAACGAATTGATCATTGCGGATAGTGGTGTCAAATTAATGCAAAAGATACACCAGTTAGAAAATGGAACAATTATATTTGAATCTGGTAATAGTCAAATTTTAAGCGATGCAAAAGGCCAATTTATTAAAAAATACTTTAAAGGTAAAAAAATAGCAATAATTTATAACTTTAAAAATGAATTAAATTTGTTACAAAATGTTTTCAAAGATCAATGTACAACAGATTTAAATGAGTTTAATTATACTAATAAACATTATTTAGGTCAACAAGTTAGTTCATGTGAAGGAATATCATTATCAAAAGCCGATGCATTAGTATTTTATAATTTTGGTTATTCAGGCAAAAACTTTATTCAGGCTATTGACAGATTAACTTTGAAGGACAGACCAACAAATGATGTTTATTTTATATTTGGTAAAGGGAGTTTAACTGAAGCTATTTATAAAACAGTAAGCAAAAAAGAAAAATTTAATATAAAACAATTCAATGAGTACAGAGCAACAAATTCAAACTAAAATAATAGCATACGCAAAATTAAAAAACTATTTAGTGATTAAGACAATTAAATTAAGCACAAGTGGACACGCTGATATAATGCTTTTTAAAGATGGAAAAACCATTTTTATAGAGGTTAAAAATTCAAAAGGTGGTATTAAATCAGAATTGCAAAAATTAAGACAGAAACAATTTAGAGATGCTGGGTTTATTTGGGAATTCGTAAATGATTACGATGAATTTAAAAAAATAATAAAATGAAATTAAAAGACAGAGTACAACTATTTAAAGAAAACAATCCTAATCGATTAGAGCATACATTTAAAAATGGAATGATATTTAAAGGATCTGGAACTTATAAGTTACATTATTGGATTGATAAGATTTATAAAGATGCTGAAAATGAGTATATTAAAAATAAAACTGATTTTTTAGCAAAATTTATTGAAAAAGTTATTACGTAATAAGAAAGTATTACTATATTTGCTAAAGATAACAACAATTAAAACAAAACATTATGAAAATTGAAATTAAAAGTATTTTTGGTAATTTATTATTTGAATACGATTGTGAAAACAACACAATGAAAAAAACATTAGAAAATGCTAATTTGATAGGTGCTAATTTGAGAGATGCTAATTTGAGAGGTGCTGATTTGATAGGTGCTAATTTGATAAATGCTAATTTGATAAATGCTAATTTGAGAGATGCTAATTTGAGAGGTGCTGATTTGATAGGTGCTAATTTGATAAATGCTAATTTGAGAGGTGCTGATTTGAGAGATGCTAATTTGAGAGATGCTAATTTGAGAGATGCTAATTTGAGAGGTGCTGATTTGAGAGATGCTAATTTGATAGGTGCTGATTTGATAGGTGCTAATTTGAGAGGTACTGATTTGAGAGATGCTAATTTGAGAGATGCTAATTTGCCTATTTTTTGCAAATGGAATGTTTCTATAAAAAATGATAAAATAGTAATTGGATGTAAAGAAAAAACTATTGAAGAATGGAACATTTGGTTTAACTCAACTGAAGTATTCGATACACAAAGAGATACTGAAGAATTTAAAAGAATTTACGCAAACTATGTAGCGTTTAGAGAATATTATAAAATAATAAATAATTAAAACAATTATGATAGCAAAATTTTTTCAGCAAAAAAAGTATCAGTATTACTTTTGCGTAGTATTAGCAGTATGGTTTTTAACTCAATTTTTAAGATAATGAAAAGACAAATAAAATACGTTTATTATAGAGAAGTACAAGGATTTTCTGACAGGTCATTTAAAACAATTCAAGAGGTGCACAAGTACGCTAAAATGATGAATATAGAAAACTACGAAGTTAAAGAAGTAATCGAAATAACAAGATAACAAAATGATGACAATTAAAAACAAAGCCGAAA